AACCAGTGCACGGACCATCAGTGCCAATACCCAGACCTGAAGCCGTTCAGGTTTTGGAGGAACTTAAAGAGAGAGTTAAGGACCTCGGGTACGAGGAAGGGGCATTTGAATACCCTCAAATGGCCCCACAAGACGAGCGTAAGTCGCTGGAGAAACACCTGGAGTTGTATGCTAAACGCGTAGGTAGCATTAAGCGCAACCCCACGGACAGCGAGAAGAAGAGGTGTGCCGGTTTAGTCGCCAGCATGCTACAGCCTGCTTCGTTCATCCCTGATGAACATTACAATCGTATTGAGGGATTAACCGACATTATCCATTCGTCAATCATCAATCCAGGAAAAGCTTCTGGCTACCCACACTGTTCTCAGGGTATGCCTCTAAACAAGCAGGTACTGGATACCTATGGCGTTCAAGGATTCGCTCAGTATGTCGTAAACGAGTGGCGCAAAGAGCGCATTGAAGGTAAGGTTATCATTAAGGGTGAGCCGACCAAGAAGAAGAAACTCGCTAACGGCATGCCACGCATTGTTGTGAACCTCCCCCTCGAGACCACGGTAAAACACGCATCGGTTTTTAAAAATTTGTCGATAAATTTGGTTAAACAGTGGAAGAAGATCCCGGTTAAGTACGCTTTTGCTCCAGGAAATCCTGGTCATATTGAACATCTAGCGTCTTGTATCCCCGGCCCAGTGTGGGAAAGTGATAAGACTAATTGGGATTACATGATGTTCCCATGGATCGTTGAGGTGACTCGCGATACAGTCAAGCACTTGGCTGTTCGACACCCTAAGTGGGATGATGAGCAGTTCGACGGATATTTAGCAGACGTTGATGGTTGTTTTGAAGACATTTTCGAGAAGACTGTGTACCGCACCTCTGACGGAGCGGTGTACACACCTAAATCGTCTGGCATTATGAAAAGCGGGTGGTTCTTCACCATTGGTGGTAACTCCATCGCTCAGTTGGCTGTACATGTGATGACTTGTATTCACCTCGGTCTCTCAGATGAAGAGATCTCAGCACTCGGCATCATAGCCGGAGGTGATGACGTGAACCAGGAGCCAGTTCCTGGCGGCGTCAGCAAGTACGTCGCTTGTGCGGCTGATTTGGGAGTTGAGATGGAAATCCACGAGCGTGAATCTATGTATCATTCTGAGTATTTCTCGAGTGACCTGCGCATGGGTGATGACGGTCCAGAGTACTACCCTAAACGGTGGACTAAGCATATTGAGCATTTAAAAGTGATCAAGTTGGACGACCTAGCCGACGCGTTGTGTTCTCATATGGAGAATTACCGTCATGATAAACAGAAGTTCATGTTCCTGGAAGATATGTACCACAATTTGCGCGACAAACACCCGGCGGAGTTCCCGGTATCTAAACTGGTGTCTCGTACTTTGCTGCTAGCTAAGCAGTACGGTTATGAGCACGCCTTGTGTTAGTAGAATTCCGACGTCCTGGACAAGACGGTAAACTGTATCCCCCTGTTTCACGGCAGGGGTTGGGGTGGCGGTCGGCGTAAATAAAAAGATAAATATGATAAAACAACCGACAAACACAACGACGCAGTACCAAGGACTAGAAGGCGAGGATCCCTCCTCTCCTTTCTGGGCTCATGGTAACTATGTGGGGCCGTATTGGAGTGACGGTAAAGTGCAAAGTAGTGTCGTGTGGGGTAACAGAGAACCCACCGATGCGCTAGACGACTTAGCCCGAAAACATGACGCCGCTTACGCT